ATAAAAGGTCAAAAATACAAGCACTTGAATGGCCACGTAATAATGCTTCAGACAACGATAATTGGTTTTTTATGGGAGAACATGAAATACCACCACAATTTAAAAAAGCTTGTGCTGAGTATGCTCTTATAGCATTAAGAATAGGTGAACTATTGCCTAATCCGCCTTTACCAGTAAATCAACAGGGTTTAACTGCTAACTCATCTCAAACTATATTACCTACCGGTGTAGTGGTTAATAAGAGAGAAAAGGTTGGACCGATAGAGGAAGAAACTAAATATCAAAGTTCTGCTGAGTCTCAAAAGCTCAGTGGCATCTTACCTTCTAAGTCAAGCCTAGTTAACAGCTTTTTTATACCTGAGTACCCTATTGCCGATTTATGGATGGAAGAACTACTAACTAACCCATATAGTAGAACCTTTGAGAGAGCATAATGGCTGACTACGCTAAGTTTAAAGCCCTTGCTAAAAGACTAATAGAGTCTAATGGCCGGCCGATAACTTTACTTAAATCCGGGACCACAGCTGTAGATGTTACTAAGCCTTGGAGGGGTTCTACTAATCAAGCTACTAATTCTACTACGTCGTCTATAAGTACTATAGGGCTTTTTGTTCACCCATTCTTAGATAGTGACTTGTTATCCCTTGTATCTGCTATTAACGTACCCTATAACGATACTAATGATTCTGTAAATGTACTTTTACATGCTGATTTATTGGACGGTACAGGTGAAGCCAGGGTAGAGCTTTTTGATCTTTTAAAAGATGGTACTACTCTGTATAAAGTAAACAAAGTTAAGTTACTATCCCCCGGGAATATAAGAATAGCTTATGCGTTAGAGGTATCACAATGACCTCTATCACTACAGCAAGAAACGATATCCTAACACTTTTTTCTACTGCCTGGGATGCTGGGCCGCCTTCACAGGGTATTGCTGTCCTATACGATGATTCTATAGGTATAAAACCTAAGTCAGGTCAACCACTGTTGCCATGGGTTAGGGCTGTCGTAAGGCACCTAAGCGGTGGTCAAGCTAGCCTATCTAATTTTAATGGTGTTAGTAGGTATAGAAGGTCTGGTATTTTTACAGTTCAAGTTTTTACCCCTTATGGAGGTGGTTTAAGTTTGTCAGATTCCCTAGTTAGTGTTATTGTAAATGCGTTCGAAGGAAAAGCTTCAACTAATGGTGTTTGGTTTAGACAAATAAGAGTTAATGAAATAGGTCAAGAGGGTGTTTGGTATCAAACGAATGTCTTGATTAACTTTGAGTATGATGAAGTAAAATAGGAGACAGTAATGGCCCAGGTAAGTAAAATTGATAGCAATATCACAGGTTTAAGGTATGCAGAGGAACTTACCTTAAAGACTTTACCAGGTTCACCGACTTGGGTACCGTTAGAGCCTAATAGCTATAGTGATTTTGGTGCTAATATCACCACTGTAGCAAGAAACCCTATTAACCCGTCTAGACAAAAGAAAAAGGGTGTTGTAACTGACCTTGATGCCTCAGGAGGTTTTAACACAGATCTCACTTCTACTAACGTTCAAGAGCTATTTCAAGGCTTTCTGTTTGCAAACATGAGAAGAAAAGATGAATTAACTGTAGCCACTATTGATGGTGTAGGTGAAGCTTTCCAGCCTACCTCCGGTGGACTTGGCTACCGTGCTAACGATCTTCTATTCGCTAAAAACTTTGTTGCCACTGCTAACAATGGTTTACACCTTGTAACCGGTACACCCACCGCCACTAATATCGTTGTAACCACTAACCTTACCGCTGCCACCTCTCAGGTCGGCACCATAAGCCGTGTAGGTTTTCAGTTTGCCTCAGGCGATGCTGTTATCACGAACAGTGGTTCTGCTTATCCCACATTAACCACTACTACTAAAGACTTAACACAGCTTGGGCTTATCCCTGGTGAATGGGTGTTTATTGGTGGGGATATTGCTGCCCAACAGTACAACACTGTAGCCAATAACGGGTTTGCTAGAATTAGGTCTATTGCTACTAATACTATCGTTTTTGATAAAACTCAAAATACTATGGTAACAGATGCTGGTGCCGCTAAAACCATTCGTATCTTCTTCGGAAGGGTTCTTAAGAATGAATCAGCAAGTAACCTTATTGTAAGAAGAAGTTACCAGCTCGAGAGAACTCTTGGTGCACCCGACGACTCATTCACGTCTCAAATACAATCAGAGTATCTTGTAGGTTCTATCCCTAATGAACTTACTGTTAATATACCTACAGCGGAGAAGGTCACTGTTGACTTATCCTTTGTAGCACTAGATAGTGAGTTAAGAACAGGTGCCACTGGTGTAAAATCTGGGACAAGGCCAGCGCTTGTGGAAAGTGATGCACTAAATACCTCTTCTGATGTAAGCCGTATGTCTATGTCTGTAGTGTCACCTATTAATGGTAATCCTACTAGCCTATTTGCTTATTTAACTGAAGCGACTATCTCCATAAACAATAACGTTTCACCAAATAAAGCAGTGGGTGTACTGGGTGCTTTTGATGCTACCGCTGGTACCTTTGAGGTTACTGGAAGTGTGACTGCCTACTTTGGTAATATAACAGCCATACAGGCTGTGAAGGATAACTCAGATGTTACTATTGACATACAGTTAGTAAAGTCTAATACTGGAATAACTATCGACTTACCCTTACTAGCACTTGGTGATGGAAGAGTAAACATCGAGCAAGACCAACCTATTACGATACCATTATCATTGGATGCTGCTACTGGTGCTAAACTTAACAGCGCATTAGACCATACTTTAATGATGGTATTTTATGACTATTTACCAACTTTAGCAGGTTAATATGAGTATCTATTCAGCTTTTAAAACAGACAAACAACTAGAAGAAACTGGTATCTGGCTTAACTATGGCGATTTTAAAATCAAAATAGCTAGAGCAGGTGGTAGTAATAAGCGATTTGAGAACTCTTGTAAAAACAGGCTTAAAGGTTATGAAAGAGCCCTACAGATAGGTGCTTTAAGTAATGATAAAGCTAATGAACTAATGCAAGAGATTTACGCCGAATCTGTAATCCTTGATTGGGAGGGTGTTAAAGATGAAGAAGGGAATACGCTTGAATACAATAAAGAGAACGTTCTTAAAGTACTTAAAGACTTACCTGAGCTCTTTAAAGACCTTGAAGACAATTCCAAAAAAATTGCTCTCTTCCGTCAAGACATTCTGGAAAAAGACTTAAAAAATTAATTAGCTTCCTGCTTTATAGCCTTGAGCAGGGGGCTGTTGAGTCTAAGATTATTAAGGCTGCATTAAGCTGTGGTCATCCTATACCCCAAAAGATACAGAATGCCCCTATACTTACTGAAGGCCTATATTTTTACTATCTAGCTTTTCTTGATCTACACACCTGTAGGTCTTTTAATGGCTTTGATGAGGGTCCTATACCGTGGCACTACGTCGACCAATATGCTATCAGGCATAATTTTTCAGATGACGAATATCAGGAATTATGGTATTTTATAAAGGAGATGGATCGAGCCTATCTAAGTTTTAATAGAGCTAGGAAAACCAAGTAATGGCAAAAGCTAATGAGTTCATCCGTAGAATAAATCTTAAGGCTTCAAAGATACCTGAGAATGCTAATAAGATAAAACGTAAAGCTGCATTAGCTATAGACCAAACTGTAGTACTAGCTACACCTGTGGACACTGGCCGTGCTAGGTCTAACTGGTTAGTACAACTTAATTCCCCAGAGACTTCGCCCATAGAACCCTATTCACCTGGTAAAAAATTGGGTAAAAGTGATAGCGCTAATGCTTCTGCTGCCATAGCACAGGGCTTATCAGTTATTGCCCAGGCTAAACCCGGTGATACTATCTATATATCAAATAACCTAGACTATATTGCTAAATTGAATGCCGGGTCCTCTCAACAGGCACCTTCTATGTTCGTAGAAAAGTCAATCGATGCAGCTATTCAAGCTATCTCCGGTGAAAGGTTATTAAAATGACCACAGAGAGATTTGATATTACGGTTAGAGAAGATGGCTCTAGGGAAGTTGATAGAAAAATAAGAAAAATTGGTACTGGTGCTAAGGAAACTGAAAGCGCAGTAGCCAAACTTAATACATTACTTAAAAGCCTTATAGGTGTTGGTATAATAGAAAGGTTAAGGCAATATGCGGATACTTATACTAACCTACAAAACCGTTTAAAGTTGGTCACAAACAGCACAGCTCAACTGTCTGTAGTTCAACAAAAACTGTTTGACATATCACAGAAAACCAGATCCTCGTTACCAGCTAACGTTGAGCTATTTACTAGACTGTCTTTTGCAACAAAAGAGTTAGGCACTTCACAGGCTGAGCTGTTAACTTTAACAGAAAGAATTAACAAGGCTATCGTTATTTCAGGTGCTAATACTCAAGAAGCTCAAAATGCGCTTATTCAGTTTGCTCAGGGTTGATCTTCTGGTGCACTTCAAGGTGAAGAGCTTAGATCAGTTTTAGAGCAATTACCTAGAGTAGCTGATGTTATTGCTAAACAGTTCGGGGTGCTTAATCCAGATATAGAAGTTACAAGGGCAGCTTTAAAAGAGCTTGGTAAACAAGGTAAGATTACACCAGACGTAATCCTAACTGCCTTTAGAAACTTTGGTGGCACACTAGATCAAGAGTTTGGTTTAACTACAGCTACAATCGGTCAAGCATTTTTAAAACTTAACAACT